GATTGCTGTTACATCATCGATAATAGCGTTCCGCAAATCGTCAGTTAAAGGATCAAAAAGAACATCCCAAATTATAGTACCAAAATTTGGATCAGATAATTTTTCTCCTTGCCTTATGTGAAAATGATTAATTAGATCTTGCTTTATTAATGCTAAATCATATAATACAGGATTAGTACTTTCTGGATTTACTGTGCTTATTCCTCGGTAGGCAGTAACGTTTGCCGTATAAGGTGTTTGAACTTTTATGTTTGATTTAACCCTAACTTGTTTTATAATATTTTTTTCTAAAATACTCATTTTCCATCCTTAATTGCTTTTACGGAATGTATCAGGAACTGATGCTAGTTCTACTTCTTCTTGCACTACGCCCTTGTTTGCAATAGCATCTGTTTTATCAGGTTTAAATTTCATAGGATCTAAATTTTCATGACTTTTCCACGGTTCGTGCTCTGGAATCCTAATCGGAATAAATGCTTCAGTGGCATCCTTAGCATCACCTGCTGTAGCTGCACTTGGGCCATTCATATGAATAGCTCCTGCTGTTTCAATATGTTGACTGCTACTAATATTACTAGTTCCTCCACAAGTAATTTTACCATTTGCTCCAACTTTTACTTGCCAGTCAGAACCACTTTGCATACTAATTTTTTCTCCTGCTTTTAAATTAGTATCTTTTCCAGATTGTATGTTTAATTCTTCGCCTACTTTAAAATGTGTTGTTTTTAATGATTCAAAATATATTTCTTCATTTGCTTTGATATGAACATTACGCATTGCTTCAAAATTAATATCTCTTTCTGTTTTAATATTAATATCTTGCTCAGTATGCATACTAATACTATCTTTTGCGTATATGTCAATTTTACCATTATTAGTAAGTTCTATCCATGTTGTGCCTTGTGAGTTAATAATGTAAATAATATCTTCAGTATTGTGCATTAAAATCTGATGGCCAGTCCTTGTACTCCAACGAGTTAGTTCATTGTGCAAAAATCTTTTATCTCCAGATTTGTCTCCAGCTTCTAAGTTTGCATATTCAGGTCCGTCATCTTTAGCGGAATATTTACGAAGTAATGTTTGATCGCCATCGTCCATTACAAAACTTGTACCTCCGAATCTATCTACCGATATTTTTGTCCTACCATATTCTTCACCGTATTCCCATTTTAATCCAGACTTATTAGTTGGTCCGGGCGAACTCCAACCAAAAACCATACTAGGAACTTCTCTCCTTGCACTACTGGTATTGGTTCCTCTTAGATGATCTTTATCTAATCCTTGTTTTACTAAAATATCTAATCTATCTTGATTTACAGGTTTTATAAATTTAGTAGGATCTGCACCACTTTGTTTAAGTTCTTTATTATATTCTGCAACAGGAGATAATTGACTTGCATTAGAATATCCTGTACTTGCATGACCAGGCACCTGGAAATTCATATACCTATCTTGTATACAACCAATCCAAAATCCAAAAGAGTAATTATTTTCTGCCATTAATACTAAAACTTTTACGCCTACATCTGGCGGTACAGCCCAAAAACCATAACTTTTTTGTGTAGAACCATATGTATTATTTGGACTAACTGCGTCACGAGGAGTAACTCCATAAAAAGGACTTACATAATCACATGGAATAATATACCCTGTTCCGTCGCCAGGGTTACCAGATTCTGTAATTTTTAAAATTTCTACTTCTAACCTTCCCATGTAATCTGGATCTAAATGATTTACTATCTTGCCAATATAAGGTCCAGTGGTATTCATCCATGAAGGTTTTGATCCTCTTTTATATTTGTTATTTTGTTGATTAATTGGTCCTAGCATCTTTTATCTTTAAATTTGAATTATGGTCCAGCATCAATAACGTCTTGTGCTATTCCTGTTTGTGTTTTTCCTGCGGTTGGTTTTTCTGCCATTGCAGTTTTTGCTTCTGCACCAGCAGATTTAGGTTTTGGTTCAGCAGCTTTGCTTGTTACTGCAGTTGGCTTAATATCGTAATTTTGATTCTTTCTGCGATTCATGCTTAACACTTGGGTAAACAACCCGTCTTTGAATCGACTTATTGCGGTTTGCACTGCATACAATCCACTGAAAGCTGGAACAACTCCAGCTCCGGTAAAATCTTGCCATCCAGTTTCTTTATAATCAATTGGTGTTCTAAACGTAACCAATACATCAACTTCTTCTCGTTGGTAATCCATAGTTCCATCTTTTGTTAAGTTAATTGAAACTGGATTTGCATCAGCTGAATAGTTGCCGAACCCGCTATCTGCAATGTAGTAAGGATCGCCCCAGATTGATAAATTAACCCTTGCTAGATCTTTTTCATTATTTAAAAACGCATCATTTATAGCCCTAGCGATACTAATTTTATCATATGTTCCAAGTGAACCACCTACTCCACCAGTGGTAGTAGACATATTTTCTTCTAATGTAAGGTTACCAGCAGTGCTGCTTTCTCCAGTACCTGTTTCTGTAGAAATTTGTACTTCTTGATCTTGCTTGTACATCTGATCAGATTTTTTATTCCTATTTGCTAATGTTTTATTACCACCGCTACCTTGATAGGATACATAAAATGCACTATCAAATGTTAAATCAAAATCAATTATATCATCATTTTTTCCAGTGTACAAATAATCATATTCTTTGCAAGCCTGAGAAACTAAATTATCGTACCCAGGATAAGCTTCTGATATAGGGCCGTACTTACTGACATGCGCTCTAAAAGGCAGCACAGCAAATACATATACGTTAGGATGTCTTCCACCTTTAGATTCTTGCGCTGGGTCGTCAACTACATAGCAATGAGTTTCGATCTTAAAATAAGGAATCATTCCATTTTCATCTGGCGTTGCATCTGCAATTTTTTTACCATAATCACTTAATAAAATTAATTCTTCAAGCATATCAATTATGCTTGTTCCTGATTTAAAAGTTATAACAGTTCCATTTTTCCTTAACTGTATGCGACCTCTTTCAAATAATCCTGGTTCATCTTCACTCTCAGTAAATCTAGGTTTACCAAATGGTTGTTTTTTTCCAGAAGTAAAATCATCAACAATTTTAGCAGTACCAATTTCATTAACTTTGGCTTCGTTTTCTGCATAAGATTTTGCAGCTATGCCTGGATTACCTACAACATTTTTTAATCCTTTTACCTTATCTACTTCTCCGGCAAACCTAGGATCAACACTGCCTACATTTGTTCCTCTACCTGATTCCCATAATTCATCTACATTTACAGTTGCTCCTGAATCACTAGATCCGCCACTGAAAACAGTCTTAGCAGAAAACCTTTCGGGACCGTTTTCTTTTGGAAACATTATTACATATTGATCTGGTGTTAATACGTCTCCATTTGCTTTTTTTTGTGCTTCGCGATTATTAAAATGAGTTGCAATACTGTAAATACCTTTTTGACACAGTTCTAATAAACTTTGTCCTTCTAATTTTAAATCCGCTTTTGAATCCATGATAACAGAATTAAAATTCTGTTCTGCCCAAGGATTGCATTCTGCACTGTAAGTGCTACCGCTTTCGGTAACTTTCATGTCTAATTTATTAAATTTTAATGGAAACAATCTACGTAAAGTTGGCTTATTTACTATTTTTCCATTAATATCCCACCCTATAAAATCTAAAGTTAATAAAAAAGGCGCTTGCCTATAATTCTTGTATCCGGCATTTCCTGCAGCTATTTGTAAAACCTGTAAAAAAGTCCCCATACTAAATGGTTCTAAAACATCAAAAGATACTTTATGTTGATTTGATTGTTTATTTCTTATATTTGGTGCTATTTGATGTTCTATTTCTACATTATCTATAAAAAATTCAAATCTTTTGTCGGTTTCTACGGCTAGAGTTACTTTTTTGTTACCTAACCCGCCTCCTGATTTTAAAATACCTAATTTAGGTGGTTCTTTACGATATGTTCCTTCGGGATCATTTACTTCAGCTTGAGATAAACAATATAATGTAAAAATATAATTATATGATGCAAAATCTTTTAAATCATTAGGCAATGCTAAAGATCTAGGTTTTTCAGCAGATTGTCCATTTTTTTTTGGATTTACTGTTGCCTTGTTAACAGATTCTGATGATGATTCAACTGAATCTGCTGTTGCAGGTGACGGTCTAAGTTTTATTGCTGGTCTTGTTTTTCTTACAATTGCTACCATAATTTATTATCTTTACAATCCTAAAAATCTTTTTAAATTTCTTGCTTTTGGTAAAAATATAGGCACGCCTGCTTCCATGTCATAAACTGGATCTTTTATAACATCCATGTTCCTTTGGGCAAAAACCCACCAAAGTCTATGATCATTATATAAATCAAATGCTAATAAATCAGGTCGATGAGTATACTGCGGTTCTAATGTATATAGAATATCATTATCTTCTGCTGGAATTGGCCTAATATTTAATATACTTAAATATTGTTCTCCTACAACAGGTGTTCTATACCATGGACTGGACAAATTATATTCTGCCATTATAAATATCCTACTTTTCCGCCTAAATAAGCTCCTTTTACAAATTCATCAAGCGAGAATTCTTCAACGCTTGATCTACTGTAAATAGGAGTAAGTGTTACACTTATATTACTGTTGGTAGGAACATATGTTCCTTTTTTTCCAGTAACTGTTTCTGTTAATATATAATCAATATCTGGTGATAAATCCGTTGTCCAATTTGTTACAATAACTGGCACGTTGCCAAAAATATGATCACCATATCCAGACAATTTTACAACTGGAGGGGGCGCTCCTTGATTAGATGTTTGACCATAAGCCATTTTAGTTACACTTCTTAAATAATGTATAACTGCAAGATAATATAGTCCATCTACTTTATTTTGAACTGTAAAAGGACCGCTAATTGTGATATTTTCTGGTTGTGAATTTTGATAGCCATAAAATGGATAATTACTATGTATTGGTTTTAACGAATTATAACTAGCACTATTTCCAATAAAAACACTTGGAGTATAAGGCCAGCACATTCCGCCAGTTTTTAATAAAGGCGCTAAAACAGTACTTGTTTTCCAATCATCAGGTATACTTAATTTCACCCTCCAGTCAAGTGGACCTCTAAATGTAACTTTTTTTTCAGTTTGTTTTGCAGGTTCAGCACCAGGCATGAGATTTTTGCTTCGGTTACCGGATATCGAAGCTTTTATACTGTTTACTCCATCTTGTATGCCTACTTCTACAGAATCAATTGCTCCTGTTGTAGCATCCCATGCACCTGAAGCAAATGATTTAGCCTCTCCCCATGCAGATCCAAGTGAAAATTCACCTGAGCCTTCGGGTACTTTACCTTCTCTTTTTTGTCTTTCTAATGCTCCACTTACTAATGAATCACTCATTATTATCTCCTGTTAAGTATTTATTGACTTTTTTAAATACATATATTATAATGTAATATATTTTATTTGGAGTAGCATGAAAAAACAAAACTATCTTAACAACAAAGATATACTAGCAGAAATACATAAGAGTAAAACAACATTTTGTAGTTTCTTAGAAAAAGAATTTCATCAATACGATTTAATCCTTTCGTCAATATCAAAAATAAACACAGCAACAATATTAGCAGCAAAGCAAATTAGAGCAAAAAGAAATGATATAGATGAAGAATCTATTGCCGATCAAGATGTAATTTTTAGGATAATGACATTTGATCATATCCCTGATCAACCTGGCAGGAAAAAAAATCCAAAAAACATTGCCGACTTTAAAGTAAAATTAAATTTTCCTCCTTACCAACATTGGAAATTTGACGAAAACAACGAATTAATTTGTGTTGGAAAAAGCCATTGGAAAGGCGATGTAGAAACTGGGAAATTCAGTCTTGATCACGGTACTCCAACAGATAAACTTGCACTAATGTGGATGAAACTTTGTGAAAGATACGCAACCCGTGGGAATGTAAGAGGTTATACTTACAATGACGAAATGCGAGGCCAAGCAATACTACAACTTGCACAGATTGGTTTACAATTTGACGAATCTAAAAGTCAAAATCCATTTGCATATTATACAGCGGCAGTTACAAACAGTTTTGTTAGGGTCATTAATCTAGAAAAACGTAATCAAAACATACGTGATGATATTTTGGAAATGAACAATATGAATCCTAGTTATACTAGACAAGCAAATGACGAATGGGAAGTTGCATTAAAAAGAGAAAAAGAATTCCAAGAAAACAATACATTCTAAATTTTTATGTTTAAACGAGCAGCAGTCTTTACAGATATACATTTTGGTCTTAAAGGCAATAGTAAAATACACAATGACGATTGCGAAAATTTTGTTGACTGGTTTATTGAAACTGC